TGCTGATGAGGATTTAAGGAAAGATATGATCTTGACCGAAGCTGGTCTTGAAGTAACTCTTCCTGAGTCACATGCACTGTTTAACCTAGAAGGAGTCTAAGATGAGAGCTGATTATCTAAATAATAATAGCGGTAAAGCTGATCTTAAGTTAAAAGTAGAAACTGTTAATGCGGCTAAGACCTTAACTGCTTTAGATTCTGGTAAGGTTTTTATGATTCAGCAAGACTCTGCTTATGAGATTACTTTGCCATTAGCGGCTACTGCTGGTGCAGGTTGGCATGCTAAGTTCATCTTGTCTGAGGTTGCGGCTAATGCAGTAACTATTGCTAACAACACATCTGAAGATACTATTGTTGGAACAACAGTGGGTGCTGATGGTAATGCTGGTAGCAGTGCTGAGTCTGCTGTTGATGAAATTGTTTTCATCAGTGGTGCACAGTTAGGAGATCAAGTTGAGTTAGTTTGCGATGGTGCAGTATACTACGCTAAAGCACAGGCTCACGATGCGGCTCATATAACCATATCTTAATCCGAACCAATAAGGATAACAGTTTTAGGTACTGTAGGGGTTGTCAATAAAAGACAGCCCCTGAAACCTAAAAAGGAGAAACTATGAAAAAATGTATGCATTGTGATAAAGAAAACAGAGAAGGATGGTTTTACTGTAAGTCTTGCGGTAAAAAAGCTTCTGAAAGTAAATTCACTACAAATCTATGGATGACATCTGATCTAGGAAAGAGAACAGATGTAGAGCTGTCAAGTCAATCTATGGGTGATAACATACAGAAGATGAGAAAGAATTTAGGCTATGCCAGCTAAGAAAAAAGGAAAAAAGAAAGATTCAAGGCTCGCAAAGGCAGGAGTGTCTGGTTATAACAAGCCAAAAAGAACTCCCGGTCATCCTACTAAATCACATGTTGTGGTTGCTAAGGTGGGATCAAAAGTAAAAACAATAAGGTTTGGACAGCAGGGAGTACGAGGTGCTGGTAAAAATCCAAAAAGCAAAAAAGACAAAGCAAGGCGTAAATCATATTACGCTAGACATAACGCACAAGACCCTAATCCTAGTAAGTTATCTGCTAGGTATTGGAGTCATAAAGTAAAATGGTAAAAGGAGTTTATTATGCCAATGGGTAAGGGAACGTATGGTTCTAAAAGAGGAAGGCCAAAAGCAAAAGCAAAAGCAAAGGCAAAAACAATGAAAGCACCAAAGAGTGTAAAAGGTGTTTCTATGGCTGGTCTTACTATGAGACAGGCAAATGCTATGAAAAAACATTCAAAGCATCACACAGCAAAACACT